GCATCGAACTTAGTTCTTTATGCTCTTTTGCAATTGTAGTAATTATGTGTTTTCTTATAACAAGAACCGCATAACGTACATATATCTGTCAAAACATTTTCATTTCCTAAGTTTTTGTATGTGATATGATGCACCTGTACACTCTTGATTTTGTCTAAAGGTCTGCCACACATACAACACCCTTTGTCTATTGCTATCCGTTCTTGCTTTTTTGCTTTCCACTGCTCACTCCGCATATAATCCTTATACTTATATTGTTTTAGGTGTATTGACCAATTAAAAATTATAGGTGAAGCACTTGAACTTTTTGATGAGACTATGACAGTCATTTGTCAACTAAATTTGTGTGCTACCGTCAAAAACCGACCACTTTTCAGTAACTTTTTCCCAAAACGCAAACATAAGAAAAACCCTTGTAAACACTGGGTTTGCAAGGGTTTTGGTAATCTCTTTGAAATTGTAAAAACTATCTCTTTGATAACTCCAAACGCCTATTTTACGGCATTTTTTGACCGTTTGTCAGTTACCCGTCTTTTACGCATATTCTCTCAAGCGTTTTCCCGTTGCTTTATTATATCACAACTGCTCGAACTGTACATGCTCGGATTCTCCGGAGAGGTAAAGGTCGCCGATTGTTCTGACCATCTTCTTTCCGTCGACAACATGAATCTCTTTCACATAATATGACTGTCCTCTGATAGCACGACCGCAGATGTTGTCATTGCCCCATTCTGCCGAACGTCTGATATTGAGTGAACCGTCACAAATGACTGTCACCCTCATTTTGCCCTGCGGAATGATGACCTTGTCCTCCTGCTGCTCCTCTGTTGCCTTGTCCGGCTCTGTATTCGCCCCATTTTCGCCATTTTCCTGTTCGGTCGGTGGATTTGTCGCCTTATCCTCATTTGAGGCATTCTCGTCGTCCTCTGCGTTCTTCTGCGATGTTTCCTGCTCATTGTCTCCGGTTGCAAGTTCGCTCACATCGTCATTGACCGTTGTCATTTCCTTGAGTGTCTCTGCGTCTACTGTTCCGGTCTTGTTTCCGTCCGCATCGTATGTGTTGACACTGCCGTCCGGATTTGTCTGCAACGCTCCCTCCGGAACATCATCCGTGAGCGAACCGATGACCTTTCCGGTTTCATCCCAAACAACGAGGCTCTCGTCCTTTGCTGCTGCCCTTAATGCTGCATCAAGTTTCTTGTACTCTTTGCAGTCCTCTTTCTTGAACTCTGTTCCTTTGCCTAAATAGTATAACATGTTTATTCCTCCTGCTATCTCAAAATTCTATTGACTTCGTTCTGAACTGCCTTTGCATCATATCCCGCTGCTGCGAGGCGGTTTGTTCTGTCGCTACCGTTTCCCCACTTTCCGTTGATGACCTCTTTCGCTACTTCATTGATGCTTTTGCTCGGTGTCGTTGCATTCCCTTTCAAAATTCTGTTGACTTCGTTCTGAACTGCCTTTGCGTCATATCCTGCTGCTGCGAGGCGGTTTGTTCTGTCGCTACCATTTCCCCACTTTCCGTTGATGACCTCTTTCGCTACTTCATTGATGCTTTTGCTCGGTGCTGATGTTCCGGACGCTTTTGAACCTGTTGTCAGATTTGTCGCAACGTGAGCGTTGTCGTTGAGGAGAATGTCTCCCGCAAATAAATATGCATCCGATGTCAGATATTTGCTTTCTGTCAGCACCTCGAATCCTGCTGTCTTGAGTGCTGCCCGCAGGTTTCCAGTATAACAAGCCGTACTCACCTTTTTCAGTGCGTCAATTCCCAGTCTGTAACCTGCTCCCTTTACGATTGCAGCGACACCGGATGAACAGTCTGCCTCACATGCGACTGTAATCTGTGCAGGGTCGTAGTTGGAATCTGCAAGGTTCGTCCAAAATGTACCCCTCTGTGACTGGTCATATCCTATGAGGTTGTTGTTTGCTGCTGCCTTTGCCATGCTTGCAATCATCGCTCTCACATCCGCATTCGGATGACGGAGAACACATTTCCACGGTCTGTTATACCAATTTATTACCCGCCATTCTGTACCTGTCTGGTCTCCTGCTTTTCCTCCGGAATATCTTCCGTTTTCATCATGTCCGCAATTTGAAATCATTTGTTTTCCTCCTTGTCAAAATCGTCTGCTTTGAATCCGCACAATTCCGGATTCTTTTCTTGTATCTTGTCATATATCATCAATCCCGCCACGATTAGAGGTGTACACCACCACATCACCGCAGCAGGAATTGAAATGATGAATCCGGTCAACCTTGTTATGTGTTTCCCGAATTTTGCCTCGTCCGTGTCAGAATAGCAATCCCCGTATTCTCTCATTTCTTCCCGAATTTCTCTGTCTAAATCAAAAGAAATTTTCCAAAAATACAGATTTACCGCCACCCATACGATGACAGCGACGATTGCATATATCAGCACGATTGTGTGTGCGTTTCCGGTTGCGAAATCACATATCCTTTTCAACCGTTTCACCTGCCTCACCGCTCACAAGCGTCTGCATCGCTTTGTTGCTCTCAAGCATCTTTTTCATTCTCTCAAGTGCCTCGTCGACCATCATCGAAAAAGCCTCGAACGAAATCACTCTCGCAAGCCATGTGAACCGTGCGACGAACATATCATATACATATCGCAGTTTGATTTGACCTGTACCGCCTCCCAGTTCCTTTTCTGCCTTTGTGACTGCATAGAGCAGCCATTCTCTCACTTTGTTCAACTGTTTGTCTGACGGCATTTTCACGAAAACATATACTGCATATCCTCCCGCTGCACATACCGCAATCAGACCCACAATCACAAACCAATTCTCGACGATGTATTTCATCCTTGTACCTCCTCGTCATCCTGTTCCGGTTCGTCATTGTGTTGTATTTCTCCGTTTGACTTTGTTCCCTTGACCGTTTTCACGGACTTAATGAGTGCCATCGCCCCGCCCTCGACTGATAGAAAACGGAATACATTCTCAATCAGTGTCGACGGTTCTGAACCCATCCGCAAAAACACAAATATCATCACGACTGTAAAGATAAATGCTGCAAGAATCAAAGTGAATACAACACGTTTCATGAACAGACCGGACACCTTTTTGTCATGTCTCTCTTTTCGCTCTCTTATCCGATGCATTCTTTTCAGATGCCGGATTCTGATGCGTCGTTCCTGTTCTGTCATTCTCATGTATTGCCTCTTTTCTGTGAGGTTGATTCTTGCCTGTTTCCTGCCCTCCTGTTATCGGTCGGAATGCTGTTCTCCGTCCAGTCTCTTGTGATAACTCTTGAGTGACTGTTCCACAATGACAACACGCTCTCTCAACTGTTTCATCTCCTCACGGTTCTCTCTTGATTCCCGTTTGATGTCCTTGATGTCGTCTGCGATGTTCTCAAGTTTCACAACCACCATTGTGTCATTTTCTGCTCGTCTCTCCGTTTCTTCCTGTGTGTCTTTTTTGTCGTTCCTCTGCTTTGAGCAGATTCCGAAAAAGATTGCGAATGCAACCGACACTCCGGAGATTAGCAAGGAAACCTCAATCGTCAACGGCGTTCTCCTTTCCGAACTCTGTCGCCTCGATGTCGTCGGTGTCGCAGTATTTCCGCATGTGATATTCGAGAACATCCATCTCCCTGTCTGTCTCCTCTACCTCTTGCCGGAGTTCCGCTCTGACCGCCTCCTCGATTTTCGACTGTTCAATGATTGTTTGCTGTTTTTTCACGATTGCCGATAGATTTTCCGTCACATCGCACAATCGTGATATTATTTCAAGCGGACTCATTCTGTATCACCGCCGGAGAATTTTTCTCCTGTGATATATTCATATTCATCCGCTGAAATACTGCCCTTTGCGACACGCTCGGAAATCTGTTCCTTTGTGAGAGTGCCTTTTTTGTACATTCTTTTGAGACTTTCAACAAGCATTTTCATACTAAATCAACCCCTCCTCAATCAACTGCTGTGTGTATTCGTCAATGACCGCATCTTTCTGAAACTGTGTCACTGATTCGACGATTCCGGATGTGTTCTCCTCAACGACTGACTTCATGAGTGCCATGTTCTCATATTCCTTGACTGTCATTTCTTTCTCGTCGTACTGCCATTCGGTCACTGTCTGCATCTTTCCGTCGCTGCCCTCAACCTCTCTTGTCACCTGTTCGATGTTCTTACGCAGGTAAACCGTTGACGGCGACGATGTCCTGTCGACCTCCTCCGGCTTGTCCGGCTGTGTTCCTGTCACCTTTTTCCAGTCTGTCATGTTCATTCTCCTTTCTGCTATGCTTTGAAACTATCCTCTTGAGTTTCTTGACGTTGATTTTTGGTTTGATGTAATCAATGTAATAGTTGTATGTGTCCGTGTGTTTGAACAATCCCATATATGACAACATCACCGATGCGTTATACCATGAGATTTTATCCTGCTTTGAGATATGGTTTGCCTTACGTCTCGCAGCCTCAATGTTTGATTTCCGGATGGTTGTCCGGTCATGGTG